GAGCAAAGTTCGGGTTAAAACCGAAGAAAGGTAGCTCACTCACATTCTGGAACACGGATGACTTCACAGAGACATCCAGCCTGGATCGCATGAAAGGGGTGGTTGTGTAAGCGGTCTCGGGGTCCAAGGGGTGGCCGATTGACATGTCCGAATTGGGAGTGACGTCTGTACGGATGTAAGCCAGATCCTCCTTATGGAGAGCACTGAAGTACATTGTACCATCGGCCTGGTGGTATGAGTTATGGATACCCATAATCAACCACTGGTTGTCCCTGTAGACAACGATCGGGAAACCACAATCTCCCCTCTGGTAGACTTGCTGGGATGCGCACATGGTGGTAATGTCCATGATGTAGAAGTTCTCGTTCAGGGAGAACCTATCCGAGGAGGTCCGGGTGATGATGCTCTTGGGGATGTACCTCACTGTGTCAGTGTGGTAGGAGAGCTCGTTGGCCAATGGGCGAACGAAAGTTGCTGAGGTAGTAGTGATATGCTCACTAATACTGGGCAACATACTCTCGATGTTGGTGAGAGTAGGGAAGTTCTTGTCCATCACCTTCACAATGGCTAGGTCTCTGGGTCTGTTCAGAGTAATGCACTTAGCATTATAGACCTCGCCGTTGTAACGGATTTGACAAGTCTCATTGACCTCTCCGAACAAGTGGCTGACCGTGGCAAAAAGTTTGTCACGGAGGCCCAGGGCATAGCAGGAACCCTTGGCGTCAATCCTGGCGTAGTTTTTGATGAGCTTGGCAGCCATCTGCTTGGTCAGACTGGGGATCGGGGTGATGATGTCATCAATGGACACCATGTTGGGAACATGGTAGTCCGATCGGGAATACTCGACCAAAGATCTTAGGGACCTTGGATTCTCCTGGAAATGGCGAACAGCATCCTCGATAGGTGTATTCTGGAGTAGGTTCACTACGTCCTGAGTGTTCCTAGCGTTGGTACGGTAGGCTTGTTCCCATTCGTTGAAGAGTTTTCCCATGCCCCTCTCCGCAGCTTCCTGCTTGATCAGCTTTGTGCTTCCCTTGTTGAACACTTCACGCTCATAGCGGTCGCGAAGGTCCTGCAGAGGGTTGTATCGTGGGTCGGAGGGGTCATCCTCATCACCACTAGTATTTTGTTTTAGGGGCTTTGTGAAAGCCCACTGCCACAACTTCTTAGCAGTGATACAAGTTGTTACAGCCACGCCAATAGCGGCGATGATTGTAATGACCTTGTTGTCCATGGCGAAGGACAGGATTCCCTTCCTCTTATACTCCTCAACACTATCCTTCAGCCTTTCGAGGCTGAACCACGTGAACCAGGTTTGGCGATTCTCGTGGTGACTGATGTAATGGTTGAGGGCAATATAAGAGGAGATATCATTCTCCAGAGCTGGGATCAGCATGGGTTGCTCAGAGAAATAGTTCTTGAGCGCCACGTCCCGTGGGATAGCCACGGTGTTGGTGATGTTGGTGATTATGAACTCCTCAGGAGTCGCAATCACGCTGATGTCCGTGTTGTAGGGAAGGTGCAATGTCCTG